TCATCTCGGTAAGGCAATTGGAACAAGCAACTACAGGACAGTTCAGGAGATCTTGGCCGAGACAGAGGATGCGGTTATCAAGCCGGATATCTCTGACAGTTCAATTGGTAAATGGTCTTTGACTAGGCTACCCAATGGTAACTACACACTCGAGGTGTTTGGTATCGGTGTCGGAAACATCCGGGGCCACGCTGAGATTATCTTTGACGATTACAGCAATGAGATTGTCTTTGTCGAGGGTGACCCATCGGTTGTGCCAGCAGTTTACCGAGACAACTACGCAGAGGAGATCATCGCAAGTGTTTCTTAGTGATATCTTTATAATTATTGGCGTGATGTTTATAGGCTTGTCTCTAAGCCTGCTTGGAGTTTTACTACTTATGAATAAGGCTTCCGACAAGATTCAATCATCACAAGGAGCGCAAGAGTATAACTATAACTTTGCTGAGCATCAGAACTATTGGGAAGCAGATAGGTAAATGATAAAGCTCGACCCACTAGTGCCGTTTGCCTATCAGGAAATGGATATAGATAAGCTGATAAAAAATGACGGCACTGGTATTGTGGCGACTCAAGTTGGTGGTGGAAAAACCCTGATAGCTATTGAGGTGGCTAATAGGATGAACACCACTACTAACTTGGTCATCGCTCCTAAGGGCACACACAAACGAGCTTGGCAACAAACCATAGAGAGGCAGATTCCGGACGCTGTGGTCAGCTACATCAACAGCACCAAGGATGGTAAGCGAGCTTTTATGAATCTAGAAAAGGGTGTGGCTGGTTGGTATATCGTCAGCCCAGAGTTTTTTAGAAAGATACATTGGATTGGAATTATCCCAGAGCTTGCGATCTTTGATGAGGTTCACCGGGCTTCTAATCGCAAGAGCAACACCGCAAAAATGTTACACACCCTAAAAGCTAAGCGTCGTATCGGTATGTCTGGAACGATTGCTGGTAACAAGATAGAGGGTTTCTGGTCGGTGATTCGCTGGGTCTATCCAGAGGTTGCTGGTCGTTCCTTCTGGAACTGGGTGGGCTCTTACTGTGAGACAAGGGTGGACCACTTTGCTGGCAAGGTCGTGTCTGGTGAGGCTTACCCGGGAGCTATTGTGGATAGCGTTCCCTGCTATATCCGTCACTTGAAGAGAGATAAGTGTTGTGAGTTTCACCCCAGAGGTATCGACCACGAGCTCCCAGCTATTCAAACTGAGGTTAGAACAGTCGACTTGAGTGCTGAGCAGTCTAAGATTTACAAGAAGCTAGAGCAAGATCTTTTTGTGTGGCTTGGAGAGAATCCGCTGGCAGTTCAAGTCCCCGTGGCTACTAGGGTTAGGCTTAGGCAAATTACTTTGGGCGTTCCAATCATCAATGATGAGGGCGTGGTAGATTTTGCTGAGGATTGTAAGTCATCAAAACTAAATGAGTTATTCAGTATCATCGAGGATCATCCAAGCGGTGAGCAGATGCTTATCCTAACCCACAGCCAGAAGTTTGCCAGCGTCACAACCAAGAGGCTACAAAAAGCTGGTCACACAGCCTTCGAGTGGTCCGGGGCTTCACCTCAGACGGCCCGAGACAAGGCTCTGGAAGCTTTTATAGCCGGAGACATACAGTTTATTGTCGCGGTAATCTCAGCTGTAGGTGAGGGCACTGACGGCTTACAAGAAGCCTCTAACGTGGTGGTCTGGCTATCTAAGGATGACAATGGCTTGCTAAATGAGCAGGCTTCTGGTAGATTAGATAGAAGAGGTCAAAGGAAGTCCGTAATATCCTACGAGATTATCGCTGAGGATACTTACGACGAAGGTCAGCTCTCAAGGCTGGTTAGTAAACAACTACAGATGAACGAGAGTTTACGAAAGGAGCAGTAGTGAGTTATTATTCAGACATAGATGCTTGTTGCGAGTCGATAGACTGCGAAGAAGAATGCGTTTGCGATTCACTTCATCACGGTTGTGGTGTGTGTGAGTCACGTTGTGATTGTGTTTGCGACGAAATGTATGAAGCTTGGAAAGATAGTCAGCAAGACTAAAAGGAGAAAATTGTTGAGTAAGTATGACATCGCACAAATGACTGATGGGCAACGTGAAATATTGTTTATTGGTATGAGCATGGAGCGTCAAAGAATTATCAAACTAATTAAAAATCAAGGTGAGGTCTGGGAGACTGTTTTGATCTCAGAGATAATGGAGAAAATAAATGACTGAATGCTTTTGGTGTAGTGAGAGCTTTGATGAAACAGATCACGACACCTGCCCCAATTGCGCCAGAGATACACACACTAAAGAAATAACTATTATTCACGTGGAGGATGAGGAATAAAATGGCAGTAGAAAATAGAATAGAAAACGGTTCAGTAGTAGAGCTAACCATTAGTCACAAGTTAGATGGTGACTGTCCTTGTGGAGCTACGGCTACAGCAAGCTATCAAAATGATGGCTCTGGGTATGCTAGATATAATTACGGAAAAATCCACACTCACAAGAGTCTTCTAATTGAGGCAAGCCAGTATGAATAAGTATGAAGTAGTAGATATGCTAACCGGAGAGGTTATAGAGATCGACACTAAGATTGACATTAGTCTGCTAGAGGAGTATAATCAATGGGTAGTAGACAATAAACTAAACCCACCAACCTACACACCAAAGGACTATGCGCTCTATCTTGAAGGTGAAAACGCCAAGAGACAGCTTGCCAAGGCAATTGAGGTGGCTGAGTTTTACAATAAAGGCACAGTCTGGGACCAAGAAGTCGTCGAGGGTTTATTAAGGATTATGAGAAATGAGGAATGAAGTGGTTGACTTTGGACCAGCTAAACCAGTTGAGTATGACGAACGTAAACATAACTTTAAGGAAGTTGAGATTATGGAAGAAAAAGAAATTGTAATAGTTCCAGAAAAAAAATCAGTGAGACTTAACCCGGACTCAATTCCGGTTCTCGCTACAGCGGTTATTCTAGTAGCAATCCTTATGATTAGCTCCTTCATCGTGTCCTTTACTGGTATCTATGACGTGTCAGAGTGGACCGGAATCCCACAAGTTATTCAGTGGTTGCCTGCGCTATTTATAGATGCCGCAATTTTAGCCTACACGATTGCCTTGGTTGTATTCAAAGCCAGAGGGGAATCAGTTTGGAGAACAGTAATGGGCTTGATTGCTTTTGCTGGTATCTCGGTTGTTGCTAACGTGGCCCACACGCTATCGTTTTGGAACGGAGAGTTCACAGACTTTAGAGCTTGGATTGGTGTGATCATCACAGCTGCAGCTCCTGTTGCCGTTTTACTTGCAGCCGAAGAAATTACTCGACTAGCTTTTGAGCCACCAAAGGAAAAGTAATGAAGTTTGAAATTCTTAATGATGAGTGGGCTAAGAATATTGAGCGAGACTTTAGTGAATATATCTTTGCTTGTTTTGAAAGCATAGATGTTGATGATCACTTTGCCACTGAATCAGATGAGATTTTTTGCGGGTGTAACACCTGCGAGGTAAGAGAGCAACTGGTTTACCTAACGCCTAGAATTATTGAGGCTTATAAAAGAGGTTACATTAGATTACTGGAGGACAAAGATGAGGCCGTCAAAGCTTAAGAGAGCTGTTCCACCCAGAGGAACTCTGGACAGTTTTGACGGAGCTAATTACTACGGCGTGTCTAAAGACGCTATGCCGGAGTGGATGGCACTGCAAAAAGCACAAGAAGAAAACCCTCACTACCCTTGCTTGAATAATCCATACTTCTATATGGATTACGATGGCGCTGGTGTGGAGGTAGAAAAAGAAGATGGGGTTGTATACAATAGATTCCTAAGTGAGGACGACATTGAGGCGCTGTGTTATGGTTGCCCAATACTAAAACAGTGTTATGACTTTGCCGTAGCAAACAATGAAAGATATGGTGTTTGGGGCGGTATTGATTTTAGCACCATCGACAATGAGGATAGGTTATTTTGAAAAATTTTGAAGAAGATCTTTCTGTGGTATTTACAGAAGCAGAAGAGTTGCTAATAAAAAAACACAAAGACTATGGACCAGCTAACATAGGCGGTGCTCCGGGTGGGCCAGTGAACGGCCTTCGGGTTAGGATGCACGATAAGCTTGCTAGAATCAATCACTTGATTGACTCCGGTAAAGACCCAGAGAACGAAAGCTTGCGTGATAGTTTCATAGATATGATGAACTACAGCGCAATTGGTTTAATGGTGCTTGACAAGAAGTGGCCTGAGAAATAGAATTATCCAAGGAGGATAAATGATAACCGATTCAAGAATCAAAGAGCTAACACTTGGCTTGTTCAAGCAAGAGTCTGCTAGAGACAAGCAAGTAAAAGTAGGAGCTTCCGACTTCTCAGATCCTTGTGAGTATCACCTAGCTAAAAAGCTGAAGGGTGTTCATGGTGGTGAGTTTAAGTATTGGCTTGGAGCTAAGATAGGAACTGCTACTCACGAGTTTCTAGAAAAACGTATTGAGGTAGTAGACACAGAACTGTATCCAGAGTTCAAGGGTGCTTTAGTCGAGGAGACTATTGTGCTAGGTGAGCTTGCTGGCTATGGAATCATCAAGTCTAAGCCGGACCTAGTTTTGGTTGAGGGTAATCACCTTGTGGACTGGAAGACTAGCAAGAGGGACAAGTCCAAGAAGCTACAGAATGTGATTCATGGATTATCTCAAGATTCAGACTCTACCTACAACCTTAAAAAATATTATGCTCAGGCTCAGATTTATGCTTGGGGATTAAACAAAGGTGGCACAAAGATCGACGCTTGCTCACTAGTGTTTATCAATCGTGATGGAACTTACGACCCGGATGTCTGGAGCTACACCTTTGATTATGATGAAGAGTTTGCTAGGTCAATGTGGAAAAGACTAGAACGTATCTGGGAAGAACTGCAGGGTGGTAAAGATCTCGAGGCATTCCAGCGCGAGGAGAACTGCTTTAACTGTAAGGTTCTTGATGCGGGCTAGAACTTTAATAGTATCAAGCGTTATTCTTGGCTTTGCCTTCAGGCTGGGCTTTGTATCAGTAATGTTTCTTTCCGCTGGAGAGGTGGAAAGCGACTGGCTTATGTGGGCACTGCTTATAATAATGTCAGTATCCCTCACACGAGGGATCTATAGAGGTTACAGGGTGCTCAGGGTTGTTTTAGCTGTGAGCAAACCGGACTAGTTTAATACTGTAATTAAATATGTTATACTAAATTCCCTAAGGAGGAAGTAAAAGAAATGAGCGAATTCCCAAAACTGCCGTTTGAGCAGTTCATTAAAAAAGCACATCAACTCAATTCACCTAAGACCATCTTGGTTTATGGTGACCCAAAGCGAGGTAAGTCTTGGTTTGCGGCATCGTCAGCAGAAGTTGCTGAGCTATCACCTGTATTGATCTTGGACACCGAGGGTGGCTCTTCAGCTATTGCTCGTGACTGGAAAGATGTAGATGTAATCGAGATCAAGTCGCACACTGAGATGGAAAATGCTATAAACGCATTGATCACTCAGAAGCACAAGTATAAGACTGTGGTCATTGACACACTAGGTGTCGCCATGGACAGAGCAGAAAAGTTTTTTGGCGAGAAGCCAGAGAACCGTAATAACAAGTTTGGTAAGTGGGGTGACTTGAAGGAGTGGGTAACAGACATGACACGCAAGTTGCACTCTTCTCCATTCCTTGCTATACTCGTTGCTCACGCACAAGATGAAAAGGATGACCAGACTGGAGCGGTTAAGACTGTTCCAATGCTACCGGGTTCTGCAAAGAACACCCTGCCTGCGATTCCAGATATCATTGCTTACATGACCGCAGAGTCAGATGAGCAAGGAGAAATCCATCGAGTAATGTACATGCAATCTTCTGACCGCCTTGTGTCAGGAAACCGCTTTGGTCTACCAAGTCGATTGGTTGACCCAAGTATGAAGAAAATCATCGACAAAATAAATGGAGGTACCAAATAACAATGACAATCATTAACATCAATCCAGAGGACCTTTCTCAGCAGTCTTCGTATGAGCCAGTTCCAGCAGGAACTTACAGCACAACTGTATTCGACGTTACTCCGACCGAGGTCAAGAGTGGCGACAACGCAGGCAAGCCTCAGTACAAGGTTCAGCTTAGAATCTCAGAGGGTCAGTATGAGAACAGACGCTTGTTCACTTACGTACCGCTTTACACTGGTAAGGCGTTTTGGAAAACTCAGTCATTCTTCAGTGCACTAGGTTACGACATGAAGGATGGACAGTTCAAGGTTCCGACACCTGCAGAACTATCCGGTAAAGCAATTGCGGCTAAGGTCACAGTTGTGGATGGTTTAAACGGCGAGGATAACAATGTTGCAGGGTTCTCAAAAGGATCTTCTGCGACTGCAACCCTATCGTCATTGGGCGCAAGTCCAGTAAGTGACGTTTGGGTCTAAGCTCAAATGGGCAAGCGAGGGGTGCGTCTCGTAAACAACGCACATAAGCCCCTACTGGGTAGCGTGTGTTTACTCTCCTTTCTACACGCAGACAGGTTCGAGTCCTGTCGGGGCACGAAAGATTTAGGAGAGGTACATGGAGATTAGAGACTTTCTAGAGTCGGTACTAGGCAGTGGTTCGGGTTACTCCACCATTGTAACTAAGGACGCTCGTGGTGTTCCGACTGTTCAGAAGTTCTTTAGCTACCCCGATGAGCTAGACCAGATGGTTGATTACGCTACGTCGATGAAGGATGAGGATGTCTACTTCTCTCCAATACTTTATTATGAAGAGCGACGCATACGTGAGAATGCAAAGACTGTATCTGTAGTCTACGCAGACGCTGACACTTGTGACCCATCTAACTTTAGAATCAAGCCGTCGATCTC